ATTGGCAACTTGCACGTTAGCATTGATATCCGCATTTTCACCAATTGGTAAAGAACTAGCTTCTTCTGTTACACTTACAATTGTTGCTAGTGCACCAGTAGTAGTACCGATAATGGTATTAGCAGGATAAAAAGTATTTTCAAAACTCAATCTTTTAACACCTAGCACTGTGCTATTAGATCCTTCTTTAACTTGACCTACAGCTGTTGTGGATATTGTTACAGCGGTGTTTACAAGAACAACGTTGGCAGTGGCGTTAGTAGTTAGTGTTTGGAGTTGATATCCATTAGTGTTTGTATTCTGGAATGAACCAGTCGTTGTGTACAGTTTAACTGTACCGCTTCCACCAGTAATACCTGAAGAATAAACAAAACCCGTTGCAATATTTGAAGTACCATTGCTTTGATACACATACTCACTAGCTTCAAAGGAGGTTGTTGGTGAACCATTAGCAGCAGTACCAGAGAAGTCTGTAACATTTAACTGAACAGCTGCTGAATTAGATGTTTGCTTAACAATCTCACCTACAACAAATAACTTAGTTGGACTGCTGATTGTAATTGAAAAATCTTTGCGTTTGTAACCAGCAACATCAGGCTCATAAACCAATACAAACGGATCAATGTTATAATCCGTTCCTGGATTAATTGAAGTAAGAGAAGCTACTGTACCAATAACAGTACTGTTATATCTCAGCGCATTAAGCAAAGTAGTGTTGATGTTGGCACCAGGATACTTAACAAATCCGTACCCAGTGGCATTGGCATTATTAGGACTCAAATCAAGATTGATATCAAGAAACGGAATACTTCCTGTATTATTAGAAGAAAGTAGGTCAGGAGTCAGCAATACCGTTTCATCATTATCAAGAGATCCAACACTGAAAGTAGCATCTGTACCAGAACTTACGAAATCAATATTTGCGTAACTATTAGAAGTAGATCCAACAACATATGAAAATATAGAGGATGGATAGAAGGCATTTAAAACTGAATCTAAACCAATGTGGGTAGCATTAGAACCAATCAATTTTCCTCTTGCTGTAATGTCTGCATTGTTAGCAACCACAGCAGTAAAAGAAAGATTAGAAGTATAAGTGTTTACTGTAGCAATCGTCGCGTTATTAGTAACAAGTCTAAAAGATGTATTGGTTGCAAAAACATTACCACTGATTGGTCTCAATAATAAAGATCCCCTAGTAGTATTGGCAGTTGTTGCTGACAATATCAAAGCATTTGCTGATGATGTTGCATTAACAGTTTCAATAACAGAATTAGCAGTAAACAAAGATACATTAGAAGCAGAGTCATAGACCAAGTCCACTAAATCAGCTTTGAAAACTAGATTTGATGCTACAATGTTACCTGAGATATTATTAACTCTTACTGTACCTACAGCATTAGATACCAAAGTAACGGAAACAATTCCTGCTGTTGCATTTGCTACTGAGGAATTTCCTTGAGCAAATAAAATAGTATTGGCTGCAAAATACTGAGCGTTCACAGCACTTGTGAACCCAACTCTCATCACTTGCTGAGATACATTTTCAAATCTACCGAAAGCTGTAATTTGTGTATTGCTGTTAGTCAGTGAGTTATATCTTAAAACCTTGTCTGATATATAAACATTTGCAGTATTAGAGAATCCAAAACCACCATCTCTAATTTTAAAGTTAACTCTACCAGTAGCACTAGAGATAGATGTTACAATTGCTTTAGCGTTTCTACCGTTATCAGAAACAACATTGAACTCATCTCCAACAGCAAAATCTTGGCCGCCATTTAGTACATCAAGTGTAGTTAAAGAACCAGTGATGGCAGGAGCATCAATGGTGTTTGTGTTGGATGTTGCAACAACCTGCTCGCCATAAAGAAAGTCACCTCTTACATTGGACAAGAAAAGCACGTCAATAAACTTACCATTGACCCTTTTCTTCACAACACTTTCGCAAAAGGCTTTTGCACCTGTCGACACACCAACAACTTCTTTATTAACAAACGTTATGTTTCTTGGTGATACGGTGACTTCCAAGTATTTTGGTTTTGTCCAAGTGCCATCCGAGGATTTTAAAACGTCTTGACCAGGGAGATATATTGCAGAGTCTTGATTGAAAAGAGCTCTCATCGCAAGCTTAACGCTTTGCTCATTTCCTTTGTTCTGATACAAGTCGAGAATGTTTCTGATGAACATTCTTTCATCAGCTTGAACAGACAAAGGAAGATCTTTAAGGAATGTTTCCTTGAAGTGAACTATAAATTCATCTACAGTTTTATCAACGTCTCTATATTCAATTAAGTTTCTTGAATAGTATGCTTGCTGCCCAGTAGTTTCTAACCACTTATAATAAGACTTAACAAATTCAATAAACAACGGACCCTCTTCATTATAGAAGGCGGGGAACTGCGATTGAATTAACGGGGAAACTAAGTCTTCAATATTCTTCATAACTTAACTGGTGTCACTGTAACTGTTACATCTTCATCTTTGATAGCAAGAATAACATTCTGTGTACTTGAAAAATCTTTGGTGTTGCTTCTAACATACAGCTTAATACCAACGCCTTCATAACTAGAAACATTGAGGTCTTGAATAGTGAGATTACCGTTTGTATAATCCACAACACCAACAGCCTTTTTAATCTCTACTACACCGCTTGTTAATTTAGCAACATATATCAAACCTCTTGTATCATCAACTAAAATTGATCTATAGCCTTGATACGTGAAAGGAGATGATTGGACAGTGTGTCCGTAGTGATATTCAGCTGTGTTTAGTACAACCCCGGTTTCTGACTGTAAAGGGAAACCAAAATCAACTTCAAAGCTCTGATCGACGTTTGTTGTAGGAGTAATAATCTTGATAGCACGAATTTCAGTATCATTACTGACAATGCTATCATCAGCTGAATCGATCTCTTTAGTTAACTTAGAATAGTAAACAGTCTTCTTGAATCCCTCAAGATGGTTAGTATTGTAAGCACTGATCTTCGATAATACAGATGTTCTAATATCACTAGACAACTTTGTAGTTGCGTTTACGTTATACTTAATATCAGAAACAACCTTAACGTACATGAACTGTGGATCAACAAACACCACATCAACAGTCAAAGGAGTTTTATCTTTAATAAAGTCACTGAACGTTTTGATTCTGTTTGCTGGTGTACCGTCAGCATTTTGGACGTCGACAGAGATGAATACTTTACCAAATTGTGGAGGAACCAAATCCTCTCCACCATAAGCTGAAATACTTTGGATATCACCAAAGTTAGCTTTTAGGATTGTTTCGTAATCGGTTGCAGTAACAGCTCTTCCTTGAACTTGGAAGTTTCTTGGAGCATTGTATCTAATTGATTCAATAGTTTCATTGATTGCTCCACCAGCAGCACTTGAAATAGTTCTAATAGACACATTGGCATGCGTATCAATATTTCCGTCATTGAGGAATGTAGAAGCACCATTTGGCAATTCTCCACTGGATGTTCTATACTCAACAACGATCACTGCACCATCATTTGGCTTTCTACCAAAAACATTGTCACCAAATCTTACTTCATATTGCTGATTCTCAGCAGCTTCTACAAAATAAGCTCTTGTCAGCGATGTTAGACCAATTAAGGTTTCTGTTTTTGTGTAAGCAAGAGTTGTAGATCCACCATCTTCAATTACTGTTACGGAAATACTACCAGTATCAATTGTTGGATTGGATAAAACAAATCTTTGAGATGTATTGCTGTAATTCATAGTAAAACTATCAGCAATGTATGTTCCCTCATACAACATCAGGTTAGCCGTAAATACACCGTTATTCGACGTATTAATCACCTCTGTTGCTGAAGTAGAGAACGTGTAAGTATTTGACCCAACTCTTGATGTAAAAGTTGTTCCTTTTGGAATTACTACATTTGTGTCAGGAGCAGAAGGAGTTACCGTCAAAGCAATTTCTGCACTAGCGGAAACAAAAGATCTTGGAGTGTAATTTAAAGACTTGGCATGTGAAATAACACTATCTCGTAACTGTGCAGTGTCGATAAACATCTCACTAGCAACCATGTTAGTGTAGAAGGAATTTAAATAGGTGTTGTATGACAGTAAGTCAACCAACGTGTTAATGTTAGACCCTTCAAAGTCTACATCTTTAAATGCTGTGTTATTCTTAAGATATGTCTTAAGATTTGTTTTGATTGTTTGGAAATCTAGTCCAACCAGATCGATGCTGGTGTTAGCCATTTATCGGATCCTATTTAAAATGAGTTCTAAGGTAACAGGTTCAGCTTTATTTATTACGCTGAAAACAATATTAATGTACATCGAGTTCTGGTCTGGGTTGCCAGAAACATTGACATCGATCACATTTGCTCTTGGCTCGTGATTTCCAATTGCGGTTTTAATTAAGTCAGCAACGACTTGCTCTGTAGATGGTGAGAAGTTCTCAAACAACATCTTTCTAATATCACTACCAAATGTAGGATTGAAGAATCTTTCACCCTTATCAGTTAAGAGGATGTTTCTAATAGATCTTTTAACAGAGTCTTCGTTCTTATATGAAAGCAAGTCTTTCTTGACCGACTCTAAATCAAAATTAGAATAGAAGTCAGAATAGACTAGCGGCTTGGCTGTCTGCGGAGTTGTTTTTGTTTTTCTTACTACGATTGCCATATTAGCCGCCTATGAATACTGTACTTGATCCAGACTCAATCTTATTAGTTCCAACAGCTCCACCATGATCCTGTGTATCAGCTGTATCACCAACTCGAGCTGCACCATTCGAGCCTTGATTGAGATTGATTGTTTTCCCATTAATCTTTATATCCCCAGAAACATTGAGGTTGTAGTTTCCATCAACCTTAACATCCACATTACCTTTGATCTCTACTTTTGCATTGCCTTGAATGTAAACAGTCTTATCTTTGAGAACGACTTCGATGTCATCTCCAACTATCTTATTAACTCTTCTGCCTTCATGGTTGATCTCAGTATAGGTTCCAGTTCTATGAAAAACATGAATCCTCTCCTTGTTGGGAGTATCATCCAACTCAATGATGTGGCCACTTTCTGATTGATATACTCTATTATAGGGATATGTCGCAGAATACGCAGAAGCTGGCTCGGGACCAACTGTATTTTTATTTAGTGGGTTCACCTCACGAGCAAGCAGAGTAACATCGTGCTTAGCTGGATCCTTATCCTCAATACCTGGCAACGATCCAAGTATCATAGGCATTTGCCCTTCACCACCATCAGCAAAGAAGCCTACTACAGTGGATCCAACCATTAAACCAGTTGGTGACAAACCTGTCTTTTGGTAACTAGCACTTGTCGGTTGCATAATAATGAAAGCCCACTGCAAGTCAGCAGTTGGTGTTTTGACTTTATCACCATGGAAGTTGTGGACTCTGACTTTAACACGGCCGAGCTTCTGAGGATCATCCCTATCCTCAACAACACCAAACCACCAAAAGAAGCCTTCAGCTCCTAGATTCTTTGTCGTCATCCTAAACCAACCTTGTTGCAATCAAATGAAATGTAATGCTTAGTTTTACCAACTGTCGTTATATTATGTCTCAATCTCGTAACAATGTAATTGCCGTCTACTAGATCATCTGTTCCTTTTGCTTCTGTTGTACCAGAAGCCTTTGGAAGATTGAGTTCAATTACATCCCCAGCTTTGATAGAAGAGTCACCTGGAATGTAAGCTCTGACAAAATTGGAATTAAAAAGCTTTTGGTAAGCTAATCTAGCTCCCATCATATTCTCTAAGAAGTTTTCTTTCCTGTTTGTGTCTTTAGGAATGAAGAAGTTAAATGTAGGTTCATTAGCAAAATCTTTAATCATTGATTCAGAAATGTTAAGCGTGTTCTTTTTATCTGATCCGACCATTTGGGAAAATTTCTGAGTCATATCAAAAGTTGTATCACTCACTTTTTTAGAAAAGATGTCAAATGTCTTGACTCTATTTTTAATACCACCTTCTTGTATCACATCAGTTAAGTCTGTTCTACCGATATTCTCATATTCAATAATACTTCTAAACATTAATGCTTCGGTGTTCTTATCCTTTTGACCATTGCTAAAATAGTAGAATTTTTTAGAGCCAATTTTAGCTTTACCATCTTCCATCATTTGCTCAATGCATTTGAAGTTAAACCCGTCTTGGTTTTCAAAAAATACAAATGATGACGAGAAGTATTTTGGATGTACGGCTCTTTTTCTGATAATATCTATAGCTACAAAAGGTGTAACTTTGGGGAACACTATAGTCTCGTTGCCTTTGCAAGGATCAATATCTAATATTTTATCTGTTTCAAGGTACCTAGTGAAAATGTTATTAACAATATCATTGATAGTTTCATTATAACTATGAACAATATTAATATTACTCTGAGTTAACTGCTCTTTGCTGACACACTTAAGCGTGTAAGTGTATCCTTTACCATTCATCTGTTGCTGTACATCTGAAACAGCATACGTGTTGAATTTGTAAGTTGTCGGATAAGAGAGACCGGGAGTCTGGAATGTAATTTCAAATAATTCTTCACCTATGATTGGAAAATCGTTTATTAATCCAATCTTATCGTCAAAGGTTATCTCAGCATATAAAGTTGGAGAATTAAAATCTTCATAGATGTCAATAGATGAAATTTGATCAGAAGGATTAATTTCAGCTTTGGTGTTTTTATTACTCAAGGTAATATCTTTGATTATAACATCACCGACTTCATAATTGGTCATCTAAAAAGCTCTCTCATATCTTTTTCAATTTTACCAACATACGCTTTATCAAGAATCTTAATGAAATGTTTACTTTCATTCAATTCTTCTTCATATGTAAAACAGGTTACTGGTTCCCAATAAGAAGCTTCGATGTCAGATAATGGTTGACTAACAGTATTTGCCGCTGTTATGGTTGCACCAGTAGCTGCTCCCGCAGAAAACGATCCTGTTATTTTGTCCACTACTACATGAGAGGTGTTTGCAAAAGTAACAAAACCACTTGAAGCACCTTGAGTGAATCTATCCCCAACGCTAAAAGTACCAGATGATATTGTTAAATCAATTACCTTATTAGTTTCTAGTACTTGATCTAATTCTTTTCTTTCATATGAAACAACCTCCCCATTAAAACCTAAAACTGGCTTAAAGTATTTTTTTAGGTACTGAGAAAGTGCATTGTATGAAGATACAGATAAAACTGTATCATCAGAAGCGTAGTTGTTTCTATAGAAAGCTATTTTACTTTGAGCGGCAGATACAGAGCCATACTTGGCTGTAATATAATCGTAAAATTGATTTTGACTCAAAGGCCAGTCATAATAAGGATCCATGATATCATTAGCAAGATATATCACCCAATCTAATTCTGGGTTACTATAATATCTTGCTGCGATTTGATCAGGTCTCTCACCCTGCTCTACAGTGTACGGGTAGAATACAGCTAAGTTTTTTTGAACGCTTTGATCAAATTTAACCTTTGATATTACATTGGTAACAATCGTGTTAGCGTATTCTGTTGATGGAAAGAAGTTAAAGTATCCAGCCATTATGCACCACCTCCTGGCATAACATTACCTAATGAAGGTGAAAGAGTTGTTGTTTGTCTCTCGTCTTCATAATCTTTTCTAGTAACAACTCTCACTTCTTTGAAGTTTAATCCAATTTCTATATCAGTCGGAGAGCCGTCTTTAAAGAATGCAGGTGTTCCATTAGGTGCGTAATTAACTGTCATCGATGTTAATACAGATCTTTGAATTTTATATGGTTCCGTACCTTTAGGACCAAATGAAATATCAACAACGTCAGGAAAAGAGAAAAGAGGACCAGTCGATGCTTCAGCACTCAAGGCTGTGCCAGGTAACATACGTCTTTTAATAGTCTTAACAATTTTTTTAAGTAGATCTGCTTCTTGTTTATTTTTAGGTGAGAATCTAAAAGTGAAGCTGTGCTCTCTTAAACCAATATCTTGAAAGATTGCTGCCAGGTGAGGATTAGGAACAACTCCTGTTGCTTTATCAATATTAGCAGTTAAAGTTTCTCCACTGATTTTGACTTTACCTATTTTGAGCCCACCAGCTGCCTTCTCCCTCATTAACACTGCACCAGCTTCAGCAGCTGTTGCACCGGCTTGTTTCATACTTAAATTACCACTCATGAGATTTTTAACACTATCTACTGCTGCTCCCGTTATTGGGCCAAGCTTTGCATCATTGTAAGAAACGGAAAAGTTTTCATTCAAATTTGATGGGATCGGAAAAATAACAACAACTGTTGGCTCATCTTTGGCAATTTTCAAAGCGGCTTCTTTAACATAAGACTGGAAACTGAACTTAATAAAGTACTTACCAATATCCTGTGGATAAGTCAAAACTTCGAACACATCTTTATTTGTTAAAGATTCCTGTGACAGCTGAGCTGCCAACGCACTTGGAGAATTTGGAAATTCGTTGGTCTTGAATTTAGTGATTGGCTTATAACCCGCAGCAGAAGCAGCTCCTGCAACATCACCAAACTGGGTTTTGTTGAAAGCTTGCTGTGTTTGTGATACAATACTACCTACTTTGTTTGCGAGTGCCGCTCCGGCCGCAAACCCAGCTACCGAGGCTGCGGCTTTAGAGAAAAACGCCATAAATATTTCCTATGAGCTATAAAGGTTATTTTAAACCAAGGAATCCATCCAAATATATGGGAGATCCTACAACTATTATTTATCGTAGTAGTTGGGAGCTAAAATTAATGAGGTATCTGGATTCTCATTCTGATGTGATTAAATGGGCTAGTGAAGAGTTCAGTATACCTTACGTTTCCCCAATTGACGGTAAAGTACATAGATACTTTCCCGACTTCCTGGTTAAAAAGCGCAATCCCAGTAAAGTTATGGAAACCATAGTAATTGAAGTCAAACCTAAAATTCAGACAACTCCACCTACAGTGCAGAAAAAAGCTTCGAAGAGATATATTAGAGAAGTTTACACTTGGGGTGTTAACAGTGCTAAATGGGAAGCTGCAAAAAGGTACTGTGATCATAGAGAGTGGAAGTTTGTTATAATGACAGAACAAGAACTAGGAATTAAATTTTAATGGCAACTATATTCCAAAACGTTATTCAAAAAGCTGGGGCTGGTGCTCAAAATTCTCTAGAAGCACGCAACTGGCTCAGACAGAAAGCTGCTGAAGTACGTTCCGTCAACCCTAAAGCTACTATCCAGCAAGGACCTTTTCTCACTAATAGAATTAGTGCAGGTAATATGTACTTGTTTGCTTACGATCCCAAGACGAAAGAAGATTTACCATATTACGATAGATTTCCATTAGTGTTTCCGTTCAGAAAAGTGCAGGATGGGTTCTATGGCATTAACATGCACTATCTACCACCTCTGCTCAGGGCTAAGTTAATGGATGCATTGTATGACACAATCAACAATGATAACATGGATGAAACTACACGACTTAGAATCAACTACCGCATTCTTCAAAGCGCTGCCAAGTTCAGGTACTTTGAACCATGTGTAAAGCACTACCTAAATAATCATGTTAAATCCCGTTTTCTAAGGGTTGACCCCACGCAATGGGATGTTGCATTGTTTCTTCCTCTTGAAAGATTTGCTAAAGCTAACAAGTTGAAGGTTTACGCCGATTCTAAGAAAAAGATCTATCAATAATGGCCGCTAAGTTTCTAGGAACAGCTCTATCTGCTGTTGGTTTATATTCAGCACTGAAAAGCAGCTCCTCAAAAGGAGCTACTGGCCGCTATGATGGTTTCTTGTCTGAATTTAGAAACAAGTCGTTTGCAAGAACCAATCTATTTGAAGTCACTATTCAACCACCGAGGATTATGAATGGTAGTAAGATGTTTGAAAACTTGCATTTGTATGCTGAATCAGCAAATATTCCTGGTTTAATGTTTGCTACTTCTGAAACTAAACGATACGGTACCGGTCCAGTTGAAAAGAAGCCTTACGCTGCTATTTTCAATGATATATCTGTTTCATTTCTTGTCGATGGCCAGGGTGATTTGTACAAGTTCTTTTACACTTGGATGAACAGAATTGTATCTAGTGATCAGTTTGTAAACGGCAATACCGTCACTGCTAACGGGCTTGCACCTTTTGAAGTTGAATTCAAAGACGACTACAAATGTCAAATGATGATATCAACATTTGATGAAGCAGGTAATGGAGTACTGAGTAGTCAGATCGTTGATGCAATTCCCATCTCTATTTCGGATACTGCTTTCAGTTGGGGTGACAATGATCAAGTTATGAAGTTGCAGGTAACATTTACATACTTCCAACACATCCTCAATACTGATAAGGGTGAACCCATTTCAGGTTACAGAAAACCGCTTTCCGGATTCCAGCAGATTGTTAAAGCTGGGACAGCACTTCAAACAATATCATCACTCAAGAAACCCCGTAGTGTTGGTGATGTTATCAACGTTATTAATAATGCCAAAGTTATCACAGGAGGATACTTCGGCTAATTGGAGAAAATATTATGGCTTTACCTAAATTATCGCACCCGACTTTTGAACTTGAAATTCCAAGCACTAAACAAAAAATCAGATATAGACCTTTTCTCGTAAAAGAAGAAAAGATCCTATTGATTGCACAGCAAAGTAATGATGCTAAAGACGTTGTATACGCTGTTAAACAAGTTTTACAGAACTGCTCGTTAGATGCTATCGACATCGAGGAGTTAACGACGTTTGACATTGAATACTTCTTTATCAAACTACGTTCAAAGTCAGTCAATAACATTGTATCTTTAAAATATAGAGACCTCGAGGATGAGTTAGTTTACGATTTTGAGGTTGATATTGAAAAACTTGAAATGACATATGATCCTAATCATGAGTCTACAATTCAAGTTAATGATAATACCTTATTGTTTTTAAAATACCCGAAAATGAGTTTAGTTGGTAATCTCGAAACGGTTGAGAATGAGACAGACCTTGTATTTGCAATTCTCAGAAACTGCTTGGACAAAATTGTACAAGGTTCCGAAACCTATGAGATTAAAGATTCGACGAAAGAAGAGATAGATGAGTTTATCCTTTCCCTTGATGTATCATCGTTCAACAAGGTTCAAAGCTTTTTCAACACAATGCCAAAGCTGAAGCATGAAATTAACTACACAAATAGCTTGGGCAATGAAAGAAGGATTGTTCTGCAGAATCTAAACGATTTTTTTACATTGGGCTGAGTCACAATAACTTATCCAATTATTACACGTTAATATTTGGTATGGCTCAGCATCATAAATATTCAATACAAGAATTAGAAGAGATGTATCCTTTTGAGCGAGACATTTACGTTGATATGTTGAAGGATTACTTAGAAAAAGAAAAACAAAGGCTTGAAAACTAAGTGGCGTTAGCTCAATTAATCAAACAAGGCGTTGCATCATCTGCAAATAATAAAAAAGAACAGATGAAAGACTCTATGAAGGAGTCAGTAATGGGCATGCCTTTAATTGGTAGCATGATCCAAAAGAGAGAAGATGATAAGAGGCAAAAAGAGGACGGACAGCTTCAAGGATCATTTACAAAGATATCTAACTATTCAAACGCCCAAGTTAAAATTCTCAAACAAAGCAACATAGTACTCACTCAAATTTCTGATAATGTTTATAACATTGCGGCCAAGTTGGGAGCAGAACTTTCTTCTTTGGATGAGGTGAAACAAATATTCAAGGATAGAGCTAGGCAAGAAGCTATCAATAAGCAACGAGCATCCGGTCTAGCTGAAGAAGGTGGCTTGGAAGCTAGGCAAGCTGTGCAGATGGGTCAAGACAATAAACCAAAAGCATCTGATAAAACAGAATCTGGTGGTTTGTTTGACTTCCTCAAAAGCGGTAAATTACCAATCAAGGATATTATTAAGAAAGTTCTCAGCGGTGGGCTATCGTTTCTAAGATCCGCTGGTGGTTTCTTAATGAGAGGTTTGACCCTTTTTACTAATCCAATTGGTATTGCTGTTGCTATTGTTGGTACAATTGGTTATGGAATCTACAAGTACTTCACAGATGATGAGTTTAAAGATACTGTAGATAATTTATTTGTGACTGCAAAGAAATTTATTGCTGAGAAGTTTGGACAAGCTGGAGATCTGTTTAGTCAGTACATCGTAGATCCTGTTGTCAATTTTCTTTCTGGGGTTAAGGAAAAGGTTCTTGATTGGATGATATCCGTTCTGAAACCTTATGAAAACACACCGATTATTGGTAAAATAATTAAGCCGAGTGTTGAAGCGTTGGAAAAGATGAAGTCTACTCCAACCATTACAGCAGCAGATCAAAAAGAAGCTGCAAGCGAAACAAGTAGACTTGCGGGTAGATATCCAGCAGCTACTGACAAGCAAACGACGTCGACACCAGAACAGAATGCGGCTTTAGAAGCAGATATTACCAAGTATGTTAATCTAAAAGATTCAAGCATCGATTTGGCTGGAATGGATCCAGCTATCAAGAAACGACTAGCCGCTGTTGCTTACGAATACTTTAATAACACAGGCAACAAGATTCAAATCAATTCTGCGTTCAGAGACCCTAAAGAACAAGCAGAGCTGTTTGCTAAGTATGGATCACCAAGGGCTGCAAGACCAGGTAAAAGCAAGCACGAGGTTGGTTTAGCTTTTGATATGAATTCTGCGGATGCTAACAA